GGTAACGCGCGACCCCGAACAAACGCTAGCGTCAGAATTTTGACAATAATTGAGGGGGCGTCAATAAATTGACAGTAAAAGAGGCAAAAAGGCCAGTCGGACGGCCAAAGATCGAAGATGCCGACTATAACGCAGCCCGCGCCAGAAAGATGGAAGCTGACGCGCAAATGGCTGAACTTGAATTGCTGCAAGCCAAACGCAAATTAGTGGCATCTGATGATGTTGCCGGTGCTTGGGTCGAAGTGCTGGCGGCTATGAAGGCGAAGCTGTTGGCGTTGCCATCGATCTGTGCGCCGATCTGCGCCACTGAAACTGACTTGCCAACTATTCAAAGCATATTGGAAAATCAGATAAGGGAAGCGTTAGATGAATTATCATCTTACCAACCACACGAACACGCTGGACGCACAGTCGTCACTGACAGCGGTGATAGCGGAAGCGATGCAAACGCTGAAACCGCCGCCAAGGTTAAGCGTGGGGCAGTGGGCAGACCGCGAAAGGCGACTAAGCTCAGAGGCTAGTGCAGCCGCCGGTCGTTGGATTACATCACGGGCTGAATATCAGCGCGGCATTATGGATGCCATTAGCGATCCGACCTTGCGCGATATTGTCGTGATGGCTGGCGCACAGGTCGGTAAGACCGAAATGCTGTTGAACGTCATCGGTTTCCACATCCACCACGATCCTGCGCCAATCCTGCTTGTGCAGCCAACGCTTGAAATGGCACAGGCGTTTTCTAAAGACCGTCTTGCGCCAATGCTGCGCGATACACCGGCTTTGAAGTATAAAGTCAAAGACCCACGCAGCCGCGATGCAAATAACACAACAACGCACAAAGTCTTTACTGGCGGTCATATCAGCTTGGTCGGGTCGAATAGTGCGGCTGGGCTGGCTTCAAGGCCAATCCGAATTGTTTTATGCGATGAGGTTGATCGCTTTCCGGTTTCAGCCGGATCAGAGGGTTCGCCTATCTTGCTGGCAAGAAAACGGTCAGCCACGTTCCACAATCGAAAGATGGTGATGGTCAGCACGCCGACCAACAAAGGCGCGTCAATGATCGAAAGCCAATATGAAGAAAGCGACAAGCGGCAATATTTTGTGCCTTGTGAAGATTGCGGCACAGTGCAGACGTTGAAATGGAAACAAGTGCAGTGGGAAAAAGACCGACCCGAAACAGCTTGCTATGTTTGCGAAAGCTGCGGCAGTGTTTGGGATGATCCAAAGCGCAATCGGTCTGTTCGCAAGGGGCAATGGGTGGCAACTGCCGATTTTACTGGCGTTGCCGGTTTTCATATCAACGGCATTTACAGCCCTTGGACGGTAATGGCTGACGCGGTGCGTGACTTTCTTGTCGCAAAGAAATCAGCCGACACGCTGCGCGTTTTTGTAAATACATTTTTAGCCGAAACCTTTGAAGATAAAGGTGAAACCGTTGGGGAAATAGATTTTCGGGATCGGGAGCAAGATTGGTCTGGAACCATTCCAGATGATGTTGTTGTCATTACTGCTGGCATTGATGTGCAAGATAGCTATTTGGCTGTTGAGGTTATAGGATGGGGGCGTGATGAGTGCAGTTTTTCCCTTGAATGGCTGACCTTATACGGCGACCCGTCAACGCCACATCTGTGGAATGATCTGGATAACATCCTAAAAGCAGCATATACGACCGAAAGCGGGCGGCAGCTAGGGATTAGGGCAGCGTGCATCGATAGTGGCGGTCACTACACGCAAGCGGTCTATAACTTTGTCCGGCCACGCGAAGGTCGGCGCATATTTGCCATTAAGGGTATGGGCGGGGAACAGCGGCCATTGGTATCCAGACCGACAAAAAACAACATTGGCAAGATTAAATTGTTCGCTGTCGGCACTTTTCCAATCAAGGAATTGATTTTTTCCAGATTGCGCGTACAATCTGAGGGTGCGGGTTATTGTCATTTTCCGGCGGGGCGTTCTGACGAATATTATCAGCAATTAGCAAATTCTGAGAAAATCGTCACAAAGTATCAAAAAGGGTTCCCACGCCGCGATTTTGTCAAGACACGCACAAGAAACGAAGCACTTGATTGTAGGGTGTATGCTTATGCCGCGCTTTGCATTTTGTCGCTGAATATTAACGCTGTTGCCGACAGGGTGGTCAATGCGCCAGAACCAGAAACACAACCGCAACCGCAACAGTCTAATCCACTTGCCCGCCGCCCACAACGGCAAGGCGGCTTTGTTAATTCTTGGCGGTAAATAATGGCAAACAGATTTGATATTGATGAAGCCCCTGACGGGCAAGCACCCGAAACAATCGTTATTGGCGATTATCTGCTTTGGAAGCGCACCGACCTTGTTGACGATTATCCGCTGGCAACGCATTCGATGGAATATGTTGCGCGGATCACTGGCGGCGGCGCAACTGAAATTAAGGTTGCAGCGACCGAAAGCAACGGCACATATGTTTTTGAGGTAGACAGCGCGACCAGTGCAACTTATGTCGCTGGCTTCTATCACTGGCAGCTAGAGGTCACTGAAACCGCATCCGGCAACCGCGTGGTCATAGAACGCGGCACATTCACTGCCGTTGTCGATTTGGACGTAAATAACACAGACCCGCGCACACACGCTGAAATAATGATCACCAAGATCGAAAGCATTTTGCAAGGCAAAGCTGATGCAGATGTTGCCAGCTATTCGATCAACGGGCGGTCACTGACAAAAATGAGTTTCCAAGACTTGATTGATGCGCGTGACTTTTACCGCAAGGAATATGCCAAAGAACGGCAAAAAGAACGCGCTTTGGCTGGTGAAACAACCGGCGCAACCATCCTAGTGAGGTTTTAACAATGGGCTTATTTGACTTTTTCAAAGCAAAGCCCCAACCACGCAAGGCGGTTCGGGCGTTTCACGGGGCTGACACTGGCCGACTATTCAGCGATTTTGTGGCAAGCAGCCGGTCGGCAGATAGCGAAATCAAACCATCCTTGCGCGTTTTGCGGGATCGTTGCCGCGAAATCAGCCGCAACCATCCATATGCGAAACGCTATTTGCAGATTATGTCAACAAACGTGGTTGGCGCGAATGGCGTGCGGATACAAGTCAGAAAGCGGAATGACGACAATTCGCTTGATAGCGTGGGCAACCGGATCATCGAACAAGCGTGGCAAGCGTGGGGTCGGGCTGGTTTTTGCACCGTTGATGGCCGCGTATCGTGGGTGCAAGCGCAGCGTCTATTTATGGAAACGCTGGCGCGTGATGGCGAAGTGCTTATCCAAAAGATCAAGAACCCAGCCGGAAACCCGTTTGGCTTTTCGTTAAAGTTTCTTGAAGCTGATTATCTTGATGAAGGTTATGATGCGCGGCTGAATAACGGCAACGAAGTGCGGATGGGCGTGGAATTGGACAAGCGCACCGGCAAGCCGTTGAATTATTACCTATTTGAAGATCACCCACATCACGATCAAGGTTATGGATCGCGCACAAAACGGCATCATAAGATTGTGCCAGCCAGTGAGATTATCCACTGCTATTTGCAGGATCGTGCCGGTCAAACGCGGGGCGTGCCTTGGATGAGCAACGTCCTGACCCGTTTAAAGATGCTTGATGGTTACGAAGAAGCTACGCTGGTGAATGCGCGGGTTGCTGCGTCAAAGATGGGCTTCTTCACCAGCCCCGAAGGTGATGGCTTTGTTGGTGATGATTACGACAATCACGCGCCAATAATGTCAGCGGAGCCAGCCACGTTCACACAGTTACCGGCTGGAATGTCATTCACAGCCTTTGACCCGCAAAACCCAACTGACAGCTTTGCGGAGTTTGAAAAGGGCATCTTGCGCGGGATTGCATCCGGTCTTGGCGTTTCATATGTATCGCTGGCGAACAACCTTGAAGGCGTTAGCTATTCATCAATTCGGCAAGGCACAATCGAAGATCGCGACCATTTCAAGATGGTTCAGCAATTTATGATCGATCAGTTTATTGATCCGGTTTACCGCGCTTGGTTAGAAATGGCTATTACTGTTGGCCGCGTTAGCTTGCCGATGGGCAAGTTTGACCTGTTTGCTGATCAAGTGATATACCGGCCACGCGGCTTTGCGTGGGTCGATCCGGCTAAAGAGATCACCGCAAGCGTTGCAGCTTTGCAAAATGGCATCGTTACTTTGCAAGATGTGCATTCTCAATATGGTCGTGATACTGAAGAAATCTTTGAACAAATCAATCGTGAAGCTGAACTTGCTGATCGCTATAATATTTCAACAGCCTTCCAGCCGTTTGGCGGTGGATTGACTAGCTTTGGTTCAGCAAAGCTATCTGAAGAAGAAGTGAACAAAAAAGATGGCGAAGTATAAAGGCGTTGAAATCAGCCTAAAGCCAACCGAAGGGATGGCAGCCGAAGCGCGTAAATTTAAAAAGTGGCGCGAAGAAGGCAAACAAGGTGGCACTGATGTTGCTGTGGCGCGTGCTACACAACTGGCTAACCGGCAAGAACTATCTGCCGACACAGTGCGCCGAATGCACAGCTTTTTTAGTCGGCACGAAGTTGACAAGCAAGCTGAAGGGTTTAGTGCTGGTGAAGATGGTTATCCGTCAAAAGGTCGCGTTGCGTGGGCAGCGTGGGGCGGTGATGCCGGTCAAACGTGGGCAAGGACGAAAGATGCTGCGCTTGATCGCATTGACGAACGTGGTCTAGATTTAAATGAAGAAATCGCTGATAATGTTGGCGAGATTATAGAAAGGGCTGAACCGATGGATGAGCAAAAGCCAATGGACAGGCACATTCAAAATATTGTTGAAACTGACGATAGCGTGACTATCACGTTCGGCAAATCAGATGATACGCCGCCGGTTGTTGAAACCGCTGGCTATAAAGAAGATCAAGATCGTCTGGATCGCGGTGAACTGGTATTTCGCGCACGCGCTGCGGATATGGTGGAAGAAGATGACCGCCGCGTCAGAATGTCAATTTCAAGCGAAGAACCCGTTGAGCGTTCTTTCGGTCTAGAAGTTTTGCGTCATAATGAAGGCGCGGCAGATTTGTCAAGATTGAACAGCGGCCACGCGCCATTATTGCTGGATCACGATCTGACAAAACAAATTGGTGTCATTGAAAGAACTTATTTGGATCAAGCTGATCGCAAGTTGCGTTCGGTGGTTCGCTTTGGAAAAAGCGCACTGGCTCAAGAAGTTTATCAAGACGTCAAGGATGGGATACGAAGCAACGTCAGCATCGGTTATCAAATCCGCACAATGGAAGACAAGAGAGCCGATGGGACAGTTGGTATTTCTTCTTGGTTGCCATACGAAGCTAGTATTGTGAGCGTGCCAGCCGATGCCGGTGTGGGCGTTAATCGCAATGCTGAATTTATCGAACCTACTATCAAGACAGAGGAAAAAGTTATTATGTCTGAAGTAAATCACGATGAAATCCGTGAAGCAGCCGCTGAAGCAGCCAAGCGCGATTTCCAAAAGAATGCCAGCGAGATTATCAATCTTGCTGTTAAACACAACCGCCGTGATCTAGCTGATCAAGCTATTGGTCAAGGCCAGTCTGTTGCACAATTCCGCGCAACATTGCTTGACGCCATTGGCGAAGGCAAGCCACTAGAGCAGTCCGCCGGTGCGGTTGATATGTCAGCCAAAGAGGAGCGTTCATATTCGTTTATGAAAGCTGTTCGCGGTCTGGTTAACGGTTCTGGCTTGCAGGGTCTTGAGCGTGAAGTTTCTGAGCAGATTGCAAAGAACAATGGACGCGAAGCACGCGGTTTCTATGCACCAGACAGCTTCTGGGGCGGCAAGCGTGACCTGACTGTTGGCACAGCTACAGCCGGTGGTCACTTGGTCGGCACAGATCATCTTGGTGATCAGTTTGTTGACGCACTCCGCGCACGTTTGGTCTTCAGCGAGCTTGGCGCACGCTTTATGACTGGTCTGCGTGGCGATGTTGCTATTCCAAAGCTTGCAACTGGCGTTTCAGCCGGTTTCGTTGCTGAGAATGGCGCAACATCTGAAGTCAACGCTGTGTTCTCACAAATTAGCCTCCAGCCCAAATCGCTGGGCGCGTTTTCAGATATTTCGAGATTATTGATGATTCAAAGCGATCCATCTGTAGAACAAATTGTTCGCGATGACCTTTTGAACGCAATTGCACAAAAGATCGAAGACGTTGCAATCGAAGGCGGCGGCTCAAATGAGCCAACAGGCATCATCGGAACAGCCGGTATCGGTTCAGTCGCAATCGGCACAAACGGTGGCGCACTGACTTGGGATGCAATCACCGATCTGGTCAAAGAAGTTGAAGTTGACAACGCTGCAATCAATGGCAACACCCTTGCCTATCTGACCAACCCGAAAGTTAAGTCACATATGGCTTCAACTCCAAAGGTTGCTTCAACTGACAGCGTAATGTTGATGGATGCGCCTTGGAATAGCCTTTATGGTTATGACTTGGCAGTGACCAACAACGTGCCGTCTGACCTGACAAAAGGCACATTGACCACTGCGTCTGCAATGGTGTTTGGTGACTTTAGCCAGTTAATGATGGGCTTTTTTAGCACACCAGATATCTTGATCGATCCATACACAGCCGGTTCAACCGGTGCAGTACGCATCCGCGTAATGCAGGAAATGGACTTGGCTGTTCGTCACGCCCAGTCATTCGCTGCGTGCTTGGACATCGATGCCTAACTAAACTGACGGGGCGGCTTCGGTCGCCCTGTCTTTCCCATAGGGGCGTAATATGAAAATCAGATGCAAACGTAATATTTTAATTAAGGGCATAGCGCACGAAATTGGCGATATTGTCGAAGTGGCTGAGAATGTGGGTTTCGATCTGGTCAATACTGGCAAGGTTGAGGTTTACGAAGAAAAGCAGGGCATCACTGATCGGGCAATTGGCCTAACAAAGAAGTCAGCGGCTAGCCTAGTAAAGCGGAACACAAAGAAAAAATGACAACAAAACTGATCAAAATCACAACGCTAAAAGACTGCCAAGCGGGTTCAGTCGGCATTATGCTTGCTGGCGAAGATCACGATGTTCGCGAAGATGAGGCGAACAAGCTGATTGATCGCGGTTATGCGAAGCTATGGTCAGCTAAAGTGGCTAAAGTAGCTAAAGTGGACGCCGACTAATGGCTGTCGAAACCGCAGATGATCGCGCTATATTCATTGGCGTTGATGATTTCGGGGTTGCCGCAACCTATAACG